TTATTGTGCATCTTTAACAGCTTGGTCTGACTTTGCTCTAGTATCTTGTACTTCACGTAAAGCTTGGTCATTGCTTTGATCTGACTGTTGGCGCAAATCATTAAGTTGTTGATTTAATTGGGCAATTGTTTGATTTGCTGCATCAACTTCTTTTTGTTTATCAGCTACTTTTTGATTGCCTTCTGCAATTTTATCATTGATTTCATTAATCTTCGCTTGAATTTCATTTTGTTTATCCACATTTGCTTGTACTAACTGAGCTTGAAGCGCACTTACTTGTGAAGTTTGAGAATCAACTGAACTTTTTAAGTTTGCAATTGTATTATTTAAATCAGAAATTGTTTGATTTTTTGTCTTAACTCGATTTGAAAGTGTATCGATGTTAGCATTAATGGTCTGAATTTCTCCATGTCCAGTCCAATAATTGTCTGCTAGTGTTTTAACACCAATAGTTGCACTAAATACAATAGCAAAAGTTGCGGCGGCAATGATAATCTTTTTGATTTTCATTTTTTAAGTTTCCTCTTTTTTCAAATTTTACACACAAGATGTATTGTAGCATATATATTACACTTAAACAATACCAGTTATTAAAAAAACTGAATTTTTTAGTTATAGAAAAAAACTATATCCCTCTATCACTATTTTTAAAACGTCTGGTTATCAACAAAACTGAATAAACTAATAAGTATTCAATATACCAATTGATAATAAAAACCCCTGACCGAAGTCAGGGTTAATTTTATAACTTATTCACATTCAATCGACGTTGCAGTTCTCTGACAGAATCAGAAACTGGGCTGATAGTTCCGTCTGGAGTTGTTCCCAGATATTTTTGAAGTGCAATAATAGTTTCCTTGCCAAACAATCCATCAATTTTACCTTTGTAAAATCCTTTGTCCCGCAAGAACATTTGTAATGCCTTGATTACATTCGAGCCTGTCAATGATGAATCAAACTGCGCAGCATAGATATTTTGATTAAAGGTTTGTTTGTACTGGTGACTGATTACTCCGTCTTTACCAGCCGTATCAAAGTATTCTTGCAATCGTTTAGCAGTCGCATTACCGAACTGGCCATCAACGTTTAATGTAACCATTTGTGGCTTGTTGTCAGTATTTGCTGAACCTGAACCAACGATTCGGTAAAAGTGATGTGGCAGGCGAGTGCTCATGTATGCATCATTTGTATCAACCGCAATTCCGTTGTGAGTGTAAGAGCAGTGAATGAATGAGCCATTGCTTAGGAAAATACCTGTGTGTCCGTCAGATCCAGCCGAACCTCCTGGAGTGCCTGAGATAAAAATATCACCACGTTGTACTTCTCCACGACTAATTTCTTTGAGTTTCGTTCCTGACATTCCAAACAAAGTTTCAGTATTACCCATTGAACCTGCTGATAGAAAACCTCCAGCAATCATTGAAAAAAATACTGAGGAGCTGCAATCATAACTATTTGGCCCCATTCGTGAAGTCATTGAGTAAGTAACTCTACCTTTTCGAGCTTGCATCCAAGCAATCATATTTTCAATACTTGACATTATTCGCCTCCTTCTGTGAATTCGTGGTCAGCGTCAGAAGCTTTAACCACTTGAACGCTATCACCGTTTTTAAAACTTTTTGTAAGTTCAGTTCCTTTTTTAGCTGCATGAGTGAAGTCGTTGTTCTTCCACCATGCCCAAAGCGCAAAAACTGTTGTGATAACTGTGCTGACAGTATTATCATCAAGAGGCAATGGATTCATGTTTAACGCTGTTAAAATTTGGTTTAAAATTGCCAACCACAGCAATACTGTCCGTGTGAGTGTTCCTTTATCAATGTTCTTCATTTTATTTCTCCTTTTGTTGTTCAAATAATTCTGTGATAGAATCATCTTTTGATTTAATTTCTTCTGCCAATTTATTCTTAATATATGCTGGTATTGGCACACCAAGTTTTTCAAGATTGCCTACGATTGAAGCAATATATGAAAGGCATAAAAATAGTAAAACCGCATCAGCCAGTAAGCTAAAGCCAAGTTCTGAAATCCACGGGTAAACTACTAAAACGATGAAGAGTAGCGTTCCATGAGAAACGATCCCCTTACGTGCAATGCTTGATTTAAAAGTATCTGTTGCCCAAGCTTTCAATAGACCGAGCACAATGTCCACAAATACCACAAAAACAAGTAAAGCAAATGTCCAATGATGAACAAAATCTAAAGCATAAAAATGGTGGTAAATCCCCAAAAATTCGTGCATACTCCCTGCTTTCTTTTTTACTTTCTATCCCAATGGGTAACTTTCTTCAAAACCGCCATAACGTCCACTAGTTGATGCTGGCATAGACCAAATATTAATGTTTCCACCTTCTTGAATTTGAATTTCCATAGGTTTATCGTTATTGTTTGTATTTTGAGTAGTAATCACTTTATTAACTGTACGTGTAGGGCGTAATTCAGCGGGAAGCGTAGCGACAGTTTTTGATTGATTTGCAGTGAAGCTCCCCCAATTTCCTTGACCATTTAAGTGAATAACACCATTGATGATTTGATACATCAAAACAGCACTTGAAACATTACTAAGTGTAATAGGCGTCCAAGTTCTAACATCAGAGGTTGTTTCAATTCTTGTTACAGTCACTTTCCCAGAATCATCGCGAACAACATCAGTATTAGTTTGCCACATATAATTTTTAGGATCGTTCTTATCCGAAACATTTAATCCAGCCATACGACCGACATATTTGTATTGTGGATAGTCAACAGTTGTTACTTCGCTGGATGAGGGCATGTATGAAGTAGCGGTTAAACCTGGTTCAATCTTATATCCGGCTACCCAAATTGTTGAATCAACAGCACTTCCAGCCATTTCATAACTATAAACAATAGAATCACCAGCTTTTAACGTTCTAGTAAGCGAGTCACGTTTCCAATCAAAATTATCTCCAAAAGTTCTATCGACCTCACGAATACCGTTAACTTGAAACGCACCGTGTACCTTAGCGTTAGGGCCGGAACTCTTAACGTAACATGAAAAAGTATATGTTCCGTCAGTTGGAACAGTCCAGGTTTTATAAGTACCTTTTTGTGCTCCTGTTCGTTTTCTTACCTTCAAGCCGTTATATGTACCGTCATCAGTCCAAAGCGTTGAATTGTTCCAAGTGCCGCTAAAGTCTTTAGTTCCATCTAACAAATTCAGGTTCGGATAACCAGGGGTGAAGTCTTGTGAACCATCAATACTATTGGCATAGGCGGTGTAAACTTTACTATCTAGATTATTTATCTGAGATTGTACGGACGAAAACTTTGTATCTGTTTCAGCTTTTGAATACGAACCTACTTGGCTTGCTGTCACTGAATGAGGATTAGATTTATTGTTGACATGAGAATCAAAATCAGTCTTTGCCGCTTGTTTAACATTATCAACTTTATCAAGGCCAACTTGTGCTGCAGTAACCTTATGTGGGTTAGAGTTATTACTTGTATGTGAGTCAAACTCTACTTTCGAAGCTTGTTTCACATTAATGACCTTATCCAGTCCAATTTGAACAGCTGTTACTTTGTGAGGATTATTTGTATTCGCAAGATGTGAAGCAAGGTTATTATCGTTGTCGCCAATACCAGATTCCATATGGTTCATACGATTGTCAGTAACAACCGCACCATTTTTGATATTCTCTTCTTCAGTTTTTAGTTCATCATACTTATTCCAGGTTTGCTTTTCATAACTCATTATTTGCCAACCTCCTTAGAATTTTCTTGCTCGTAAGTTTCGACTAATACCGATAATTTAGCGTTATCGAACTCTAGCTGAGTAATCTTAGATAGTAGTTTGTTAATCAATTCTTCTGCATCAATTTCTTTATTCATGCTTCCTCCTCTTTAAAGTTTTGTTCTTCAATTTCTTTTATTTCTTCAAACTTCATATCAGTCAAAGTCAAGCGGTCATTTTCATATCCTCTCCTTTTACCCTTAATTTCCCATGTAAAAGGGAGATTAGGGACAGATGATTGCACTGTGAAACTCGTTTTATCTCTGGATGTAATATAAACAAAACCGTCACTATAGCTTTGTAAAAACACTTGATATTCGCATTCTGTATTAATAACATCAGAAAAATGTTCTTCAATAGGAACAATAACTGTGCAATCTTCACCTGTTTCTGCCGTTCCAATATCACCTAAGTATGACTCAGCCGTTTCATAGGCTGGAGTTAATCTAAGCCCGTCTCTTGTGACATGAGCAGCATTTTTAGAACCAATTACACTTAGACTACCGTTAACACTAAGATTTCCACCAATATTAGTGAATTGGCTAATTTTAACATTACTTAAAATGTTCAAAGCACTTGCTACAGCAGTTATTGATCCATTGTTATCTCCTGATAGGTAAGTTGCATTACTTCCTATTTTAAAACCAGTCACTCCCACTCTCAAATTAGGACGATTGTCACCACTAGATTGATATTCAAAGTTTGTTGGAGTATATGAAAGCGAATTATTATCCCCTGTTATTTGCAAGCGATCTAAATCTGCAGAACATGACATAGTATTCCCAACGGCTGAAAAATGTAAGAAATCTTTATCCGTTTTCTGACTATAAACGGATAAAGAACCAGAATCAGAAACATCAAGTCGAACATTTCCTTCTTGCAAATTAATTAACGTGGTATAAAATTTAAAAATTTCTTTGCCATCGCTATTTCTTATCCAAGTAATTGCTCCATTATCCTGAAGCATAGAAAAATCATCTCCCGCAGAAGTGATTTTAGAACCCTTGATTTTTACCCCTTCTATATCAACAGCGGTCAAAGTTCCTGACGATATATTCGAAGCGTTCAAATTAATGATGTTAATTAACGAAGCGTTAATTGTTCCAGCATTTAGTTTTGAAGCGCTCAAATTACCAATCATTGCATCTTTAATGATGGCATCATCTATTCGAGTTTTATCAGTTAACCAAATTTTTGCACCCGTAATTTTTAACCACTCTTTACCATCCATTTCTTGTGATAAATTGATTGTTTTTACAATCTCATCAGAAGGAACAGAATTGTCGATTTTTTCTTGAATTTCATCAGATAATCTTGTAGAAGTAGTCATTACCCAATCGTAAGTTCCGTCCGCAAGTTTTGTATAAATCCATATTTCATCATCAGGACCGTTCTTTTTGAACCAAATATCTCCTTCTTTGGGATAAGGAGGTTCTTCTGTTCCGTCATAAACTGAATTTTTACCAGCTGCATCAACACGAGAATTAATATCTTTGATAATTTGATTAAGCGGTGGGGAATAAGCTGAGACTGTTTGAGCTGAAGAGTTAGTATTAGCTGAACTAGTTGCTGTCAATCCTCCTTTAAAAGTTAAGGTGTAACTTAAATTGGGAGTTTTAAATGGTGTGCCATCTCTATCAGTGAGTGTTAACCAATCGCCTGTTTCTAGTGCTGGATTCCCCCTCCAATTTAAAGTAAGAGGATAAAAGTTGATGTTTTTTACTTTTTGATAAATATCATCAAGTAAACTTTGAGTCATCACTTTATTTTCTAAAACAATTTGTGGACCAGTATTACTACCCGATAAATATGTAACTTGTTCATTTCCACTTTCGCTTTGAACAGGTACTGTACAAGATATCCCACCAATTTTGTACATTAATTCATTTTTTGTTAGCCCCTTTTGAAAATATTCTGCTGGTGAAACTGCAAACTTAGGGTCGATCAATTGCATGATTTCCAATTGATTTGTCCGGCTAAACCTTGCATAACCTGCTTCAAACTGAGCGATTAAACCTATTGCTTGTCTAAAAGTATAACCCTCAGGTTTTCTTATTTTTTGGGTGCTAATCATTGAAAAGTTGGTTTCATTAATGACAGAACCGCTTTTGTTAGCAATCTCTAAAGCTATATCTCGAATAGAAGCAGGGTAGGTCAGTTCAGAAACATACTCATTTTCTAAAAAAACAAAACGATCACTTGCTTCAAGTGTCGTTTTGTTTTCATTTCTATCTGGATCACACTTAGTGACATAAAAAGTTCCAATTGAGACATACTCATAAAACGTTGGTTTATAATGAATCAATTTAGCATAGCCCACTCTTGCGCTTCCCACTTTTTCAGGAGGGATATTATCATAATGATAATCTGCATCATAAGTTGCTATTCCAACTTCCACAGTGATTTCTGTTAACTCTTTAATATTTTCAAGTATTGAACAAAATTCTATTTTTATAGAATTTGAAAATGTTGAACCTATTTGAAATGTTTCACCAGAAATAGAGCCACCACTGTATACCCAACTATTGATATCGTTTTTTGTAAAAACTTTATCGCCAACTTTTATTCGAGTCTCAAATCTTCGATTCTCTGCTTTCATAGCAGTGTTAAAATCATCTGAGACAGTAAGCATTTCTTATCCTCCTATTTTTCTATCAGATTCACAGATAAGTTTTCCCACTTCATCGCTTTAAACTTATCGTTCCATGAGTAAGAAGGCATTGTAGAATCTCCGGCATAAAAAGTTTTACTTCTTTGTCTTCCAATTTGTGGGTCTGGATAGATTACTACGAAGAAAGGTTGATTAATTCTTTGTAAAATATCAGATACTTCTGAGTCGCTCAAAGGGCCCCATTTGATGTTTAATTTAGTTTTTTGAGCAATGACATCTCTTACCATTTCTCCATTTGCATTTCTCCCTGAGGAGTCAGCGTCAATTGTTGAAATACTGACGCTGAATTCTTTAGGAGTTTTGACCGTCACTCCATTAAATTGTAATTCGGCAGACATAATCCCTCCTTCTAAATGTTAAGCTCAGTGTACCCAAGCTGTTGATGGTATTTATTGATTTCTGAAACTGCAATTCGCCCAAACTCTCTGCCTCCGATATTTATCACAATATCTCCATTTGAAGTTTGGCTAGTTTGTGCGCCTAAAGATTGAACAAGCAACATGATGGCACTTGTTAATGAGCCATTCATATTTGCCAAACCATAGCTTGAAACATCTTGACCTCCACCAAAGCTTCCAGAATTACTGTAATCAGTCGGTTTGTCTGCGAACATTTCAGGCAACTGCAAAGTTTCAAATGATTTGAAATCGCTGATAGAATTATATGGATTATATTTAGCAGGAACAACCATTTCTCCTTCATGAATCATTGCTAACTGATCTTCAGGAACATACGGCGTACCTTTTGCATAACCGTGTCCATGCCCAATCACTTGAAGCATACCAGGGTCACCATAACGCCCCATTGCATAATGAATTGCAGCAAGTGCATTATCATATCCGTTAAAGATATTTCCATGCCCTGGAAATTTATTTGCATTGAACGTAGCTGAGATGGTTTGTAACAATCCTTTGGCCAAGTCACCAGTAATCGTATTAATATCAGTATATCCACCTTGGACTGCTTTCTCATTACCTCCTGATTCACTTTGTACTTGTCTCAACCAAGCATTGACATAGTTTTCAGAAGTCGATACACCGTTCATTGACAGAGCTTTTTTAATAACTGGTCGCCAACGTTCAACACCAGTACCTGATGGGCTTTCTGAGCCTTCTGAAAATGCCTTTTTGATCATTCCCATCGCTCCATTAGCTATAGTAGATATCCCACCAGTCGCAATAGATAAAGCTGGTTCAACTGCTTGAGAAAGATTAGTAAATTTGCTTATTGCAATGTTTAAAATCTTTTCTGGATGAGTGGCATAGTCCCAAATATCGCCAACCATTTCTTTAGCTTGATTCCATTTCTCGCCCATCCAGTCACCGATACCATTTGCATAAGCAGGTATTCCTGACATTGCTTTTGCGGTTTTAGCACCACTCAAAACTTGGGTCCCTTTCGGTAAATCAACCATAAGATTTCTCACTTTAGGGAATAAACCAGTTTTACCACCTGGTGTTCGATACATTTCTTGCCATTGATTCCCTGAGCCATCATTTACTAATGCTGGTCCTCCTGGGTGACCTTCAGTACCGTTAGCATATCTTGGTACACTCCAGTGGCCTAATCTATTACCGGAACCAACTTTACCAAGTACCCAGTTAATACCGTCAATCACTCCATTAACTGCACTACCAATTACCCCAGCAATACCATTACCAATTGCAGCCGCACCTCTTCTGACTGCATTTACTCCGCCTTCAAGACCAGAGCCAATCTTTCCTCCCATATCGGAAGCCCACGAAGCAACACTGTCAAATGCACTTTTGGCTGTAGATTTAATAGAGTTTGCGTAACCGCCCATTCTATCTTTCATATTAGACCAAGCGTTTGAAGCGTTGTCTTTCGCATTGTTGGTAGCGTTTGAAACAGAACTTCTTACATTTTCCCAAGCATCTGATGTACCTTTTTTAACTTCAGACCACTTTGTAGAAACTTTTGTACCAATGGAGTCAGCAGTATCGCTTACTGATTTTTTGGCTTCATTCCATTTATCAGATGTCCATTTTTTAACATTATCCCAAGTATCTGATGTTGTCTTAGATATATCAGACCATCTATCACTAACCCATTTCTTAGCACCGTCTACCGCACCACCTATAGCATTACTGATATTCCCCCAAATAGCTTTTGAAGTGTCCAGTATCTCTTGTGTTTTATCAGAAATAGTTTTTTTAATATCTCCCCAAATTCCACCAATTAATTCTGAAACGCCACCAATGAGGCTTGATATTCCATTCAATAGACCTTGAATTAAGAAACTTCCTATTTCAGCAAATACAGTAGAGGGTGAATGAATTCCAAATAATGATTTAACACCATTTACTATTGGATCCACAAGATTTTCTTGCAACCATGCACCAATGTTTTTTAAACTATCTCCAATACCTTTGAGTAAGCCGTCAATGAGATCTGTTCCCATTTTTATTGCGGATTGTAGAAAGTTTTTATTTTTGGCCAACCAGTCACCTAAGCCATTTAGGACGTCGGCTATATTTTGCAACCCATCAACTATATTTGTACCAACCCATTTACCAAGAGGTTGCAAGAATTTTTCCCAAAACCATATAAATAAAGGTTTTAAAACCTCAATTACACCATTAATAACTTTTAAGGCACCAGCTAAAGCATCAAGAAATACAGGAAGCACATCTTCTATTGTAAATTTAGCAAGTGGTAACAAAACATTCTTGTATAACCACTCTAAACCAGCACCGATATTATCAGTAAGGGGTTCTAAGTTTTTTAATAACTTCTCTACACCCTTAAGCAATGGTGTAAAGTCCAAGGTCTTTGCCCAATCGGCTGTAGCTTTAGTCATATTATTAAGATGACCAAGTAATCCATTAACAATTTTTAAGATATCAGAAAATATTTTCTTACCAGTTCCGCCTTGTTCCCAAGCCTTTTTAAACTGTTCTGCGAGATTACCTATCGTTTTGAAAATATTGGTAAAAATCTCAAGGAGGTTTGCCGCAATTTCTTCACCAGTTCCATCATTCCACGCTTCTCTAAATGATTTAGCGATTGAATGAAGTAATTCTAGTATTTTGTTCAACCCATCAAATAGCGATTGGATTAAGGCGGTTCCTCTACCATCTTCATTCCAGGCATCTTTAAATGCTTTAGCTATATCACCAACGATGTTAAGCGCATCCGCAAGTAAAATTAATAGATTTTCAATGAATTTTTGGCCAGTACCATTTGTCCAGACTTCCATAAAGGATTTTCCGATAGCACTTGCTAAACCGATAACTTCGCCAAGTGCATATTTCCACGCATCAATAACCTTTTGTCCTTGATTTTTCCATGCATCTTGGAAAGGCTTGAAGAAGTCTTTAAGTAAGGCTTGCATATCTTTCATCCATTTAGGAGTTGAATAATTACCAGTAGCGGCCCCGAAATCAATACCTGGAGCTTTTGTATCTTGGCCTTTGTCAGTGTCATCATCAGTTTTGTCTTGCAAACCAATACGATTAATCTCGTCAAAGCCCATAAGTGAACGTTGAAGTTTATCAACCTTGTCTTTCGCCTTAGTCGCTGATGAACCCGTATCATTCATGGCTTGGACATTATCATATAAACCACTTGCGCATTGTTTAGCTGCTTGATAAGTTGTTCCAAATAATCCTGCAATAAACGAAGCTAATTGACCAGTTAATGTAGCAATTGCGCTCATCATCGCATTAATGGCAGGTAGAATCGCATTATAAATTGGATAGAATGCGGTCATCAAGTTGACTTTAATCTGATTAAGTGAGTTAGAAAACTGATCGTTTGTCTTCAATGCACTCATCATTCCGCCAGCTAACTTACTTATTGCTCCACCAATTAATTGATAAACAATTAATGAAGGCAACAAATATTTCATAGACTGAAGAAAAGCATTGTTACCCATAGACATGCTACGAGTGCCTTGTGTAACTTTATTTGAATTTCTCGAAAAGAGATTTCCAAATTTATCCAATATCCCAAATGAATTTTTCAATCCATTTCCAATTCCTCCAGCACCGTGAGAAATGGAGTTTGACATGCGGTTGAAGACTCCGCCATATTTAGAAACAGCACGTTCAGATTGTTTCAATCCTGAACCTGTCATGCTAGCTCCAGCTGCAGCTGTTCCAGTTGCCATTGACGATTGACTAAGAACTGAATTAATTCGTCCTATTGCCTTTCTTAATGATTCTGCACGCTCTTCTGTTCTTTGATATTCTTTTTGAAGAACATCGTTACTACTTGCTAATTTCTGCATTTTGTCAGACTGTGCTTGCATTTTTTGAGCAGTTTTCAATGAATCAGGAGTATCAACATTTTTAAATCCTTTGTCAAAACTTCCGACTGGTTTTAGTTGATATTGATATTCCTTTTGTAAAGCTCGAACACTTTCACGCATTGTATAATACTTAGCTTCATTGGCATCCATTACTTTTGCAATTCGCTCTAAAGACGAAGGAACTGCATCAAACTCAGTTTTCATTGATCTAGCAAGACTTTTTGCTTGATCTTGGTACTTAACCATTGATGCCTGAGCCCGTGCAATCTGGTCATCATATTTGACCGTTTGCCCGCCATCTCCTTTTGCTGAAGAACTTTGACGCTGTGATTTAAGATAAGCCACTTTTTCTTGAGCAGCTTTAGCTTGACCCATTTTTGCATTAATTTCATTTAGCATAGCATCAATTTCTTTTGATACTTTAGGACGTGCTTTCTTAAATCCAGTAGATAAATTATCTCCAATACTTTCTGATGATTTCTTAGAAGAACTTTCAAGATGACCCATTATCTTTTCAAAAGTCTGATTCATTTTCTCTAGCTGTTTGCCAAATTGTGTTGCACCCTTATCAATGTTCATATTATCTTCGGTCTTTTTCATAGACCTACCTGTGATATTTTGAATTTTTGACATAGCAGATTCAATATTTGGCATTATTTTATCCAAAGACGCCTGAACTCTGGCTGTATTGACGTCTAATAAAACTTCCAAGGTTTCTAATTCCATATTTCTCACCTCCTTTTCTATTCAATATTTTTTAATTTGTCTTTTGACTTTTTCTTTTACGAGTTTCCTGAATTAACATTGCATTTTGTCGCATGATTTCTTGGTCAGTAAGCATCGCTTGTTTCTTTTCTTCTTCCTCAGATACAGCTTGCACTACTTCTTCCTTGAGCTGATTCAAGAAAGGATAGGCATCTTCATATTTAGGAAAATTCTTTGGATCATTAAAAGCATAGATAGCAAGCCTTTGTTGAGAATAATCAAACATCGCTTTCTCTTTTAGCTTGTTCTCATGCCTTTTTTTATTTGCTTCAACTTGGACCATGATTTCATCAAAAGTCATCGCCCAAAAATCTGTAGAAGAAATACCAGCTTCGACTGCCTGAGGGTATAAATCCTCAAGCATGCTGGATAAATTATTGTAGGTTTTTACAGAATGCTGTCTTCCTCTACTGGTTCGCTGTCCAGAGATACCCCATTTGTCGCCTCTTTCTCCGTTTTCTTGTTTCCGAAAAAACCTGATTCTTCAAGTAATTCATTGATTGCGGCAAATAAATCTAAAGTTGAATGTCCTTCATCAACATAGCGCCCAAAAGCAGCAACAATATCACTTTCAGATACATTGCTTGTTTGATTAGCACCTTGTAATACAATTAGCAATTTGTTTGTGGCTGGGATTTTTGCTTCTCCTTGACCTTTCAAGAACAAACCAACAATTGATTCATCCAAGCGTTTTTCAATTGAAAGAATTGAGTTTCCGTCCAAGCGTAATTGAAGATTTAAGCCACCAAATTCAAATTGTTTAGTTCCAGGAAGTTTTACGATATTTTCTTTTGTCATTTTTGTTTCTCCGATTTCTATATTTATAAAAAATAAAAAGGCTAGCCACTCTGACTAACCTTTAATTGCTAAATTATTGACCACCACCAGCTGGTGTAGATACTGGTGTAAAGTCAGGACCTGCCGAAACAACCACTACCAAGTTAAATCCAAGTGCTTGGTTGACTTCAACACCATCAAATTTATAAGATGGTTGACCAGTGAACGCAACTTTCAAGCCATCAGAGTACGTTACAGTCCAATCGACTGATTTACCAGTTTTGACCAAAGTATCAATATCTTTAAAGTTATCACCTTGATAAATGATTGCGAATTCCATATTGTCAGTGTCTTGAATACCTGCAATATAAGCTTTTTTGTCTGAACCCAAGTGAGTAACATCCACTTTTTCAGGGTCAGCTCCCATTGCTGGGATAGATTTTACCGCTGCAATTTCTTTTGAAGTTGAACCTTCTTTATAAGAAAGCACCGCTCCTTTTGATAATAGACCTGCAAATGTTGTCATGTTTATTTCCTCCTATTTCGAATAAACGTATTTTGTTTTATTATCCACGATTGCGGATAGTTCAATAATGACACGCTTTAAATCTGCTGTATTAGCATCTCTTTGTGTGCCTGTGAAACCAATATCACCAAATTGTTCGATGATATTATTAACGATAGTGGCCAAACTATTTTTAGAATATAATTCTATTGTGATTGACCATTTTGTTTGAAGTTCCTCGCCACTTCCATCTACAAAATGTGGGTTGTTAACCGTTCTGTAAATAGCTGTAGGAAAAGTATTCCAAGTTAAGGGATAGTCCGTTGCAATTTTTTTAATTTCTGAAACACCGCTCATAACTGAACCAGCAATATTTTTAATATCAACTCTTTCCATTATTTAAGCTCCCTCAATTTCTTTTGGACATGCTCTTTGTATATCTCAGGCATTTGTGGAAGTATCTCTTTCAATGATGGATATAAGAAAGGCCTTGCTGGTTGACCACTTGTGATGTAGAATTCTTTGCCTTGAATGGTAATCTTAGGCATTCCATAGATTTCATTCAAGTCAATTCCAACTCCCTCAGCTGGAATAAACCAACGAGTTTGAGTATAAACTGGGTTAACACCTTCTGGTAAATCTTTAGAACTTGCTTGCCCATTTGGACCAGTACCAAACTCACGATAAATGGCTTGGGCTTTATCCGACCAGACACGCCCAACTATTTTACCTTCCGCATTTTCTACAACCTCAGTCTTTAAACTTCCAATCAATTCTCCAGAACTGAATTTCATACTAGAAGCTAGTCTTAATTCTGCTGCAGATCGAACCAACTCTGTGATTTCGTAAGTCGCATCATTCACGGCGTCATTTAAGATTTTAGGCATGGCATAAATTTTTCTTTTAAGCCTGTCCAATCCTTTAATTTCAATTCCCAATGTCATCGTTCCTTTCTAACATCACATTGATGTGTGTAGAATAAGGTTGAATCGACTTGATTTTATAATCAGGCTCACTATCCTTATCAACATATAAGCAGATGCCACAGTTTTCATCTCTGCCTTCTTTTAGCTCATCACCTTGATATTTACATGATTTCATGCTTGAAAGCTTTGAACCGTAAATTGTGGCATTGACGGCACCACTTGCGGACTGAACTTTCATTTCAAGAGCAATAGGACTTTCCCATGCTATTACATCATTGAATTCTTCGTCCTGCGTAATCGTTGCTCGTCTTAAATAGACAGTAATTAAGTCACGTTTCATCAGTTTCATAGTAAGCTCCTTAAATTCGCTACCCGATATCGGTTGAGTTTGATACGGATTTTTTTAGGGATACCGACCTCAAAAGTCTGAGAAATGCCTCCTTCAGATCTAGAAGCTTCACCCTCAGCTCCTTCTTGGTTGTGTCTGATAATATATAAATCTTTGACACTCGTAACCATATTTCCAACAAGTATGTCTCTATTACAGTAATCTAGAACATCGGTCAATGCATCTGACAGGTCATCTGATAAAACTTTTTTACCATTTCCATCAGAAATATTAAATTTCAGCTCTAGTTGCTCTTGTAGCTTATCTAGAGCCATTTTATTTTTTTGTTCCATAAGCTATTCCTTTAATTAAATTGACAAATTATTATCAATTAAAAGTTGAATCAATGAATCACGACTGGCACCATCTGGAATATCAATTTCTGCGTCTTCTAAAGCTTTGCGTAGAGTGATTTCTTTAACCCCTTTAAATGGATTATCCTCAATTTCTTCTAATACTTCAAAAATAGAAGGGTTCTCATGACCCTTATCGATTTCCAGAGTATCATCCTTCAAATAACGTTTACCGTTATGAAAAACAGGTAAATCAATTACTTTCACCTTAAACATTTAAGCTCCTCCTACGCAATTGGTTGTGCTTGGAAAACATCATCCGCAGCCGCAAATGAAGGCAGTGCAGTGGCGACAGCTTTTGTCCATGTTCCAACTGGGTCTTTACTTTCCTCGTAAACAGTTGCCAAAACATTACCGACCATTGAAGTTTCGATAGATGGGTCACGAGTTAAACGAGTTTCTTCAGCGGTTGGCCCATAAAGCGTTTCACCAAGAAGATCATCGTTAAACATAGCGAATTTATTTTCTGGGAAGTATTTTTTAGTAGTATATTTACCATCTTTACCTTGGACTTTATATTTTTCATCATAAGTTCGGATCACAGGGTAACCATGAGTTTCCATGAAAGCATCCATATCAGCTTGTGAAACAACTCGACCTGAATCTTTACCAAAGATTGCAGAAATAATTTTAGGATGACTTGCTAAAGTACGATAGATCTTACGTGAAGTCAAGGCACGAGTTGGTTGCGTATCCATAGCATCCATCCAACGCTCTAAATCACCCAGAGGGTCAGAAGCTGGGTCTGTCCAAAGGTTTGTACCTGATAACACTTCTTTATGTTCATTAGGTACATGGTAATCTAACGTAAAGTTAAGGCCATTTTCTTTCACAGTAACTTGTCCTGAAGCTAAAACTTCCATACGCATTGCTTCGATACGAGCACGAACCCCAGCAATCAATTGATCAACATCGTTATAAACTCGACCAATCAAATAGTCTTGTTCTGCTTGGGTACGTGGATTTTCCAATGCGATAATATCAGTTTCTTTTAATTGAAGTTTACGTTTAATCAAGCTAAGTTCAAGCTCTTGTTTATTAGCGATACGGCTACCAATCTCAGCTTCCGTATCAAAATCATGAATTGATGCAGCAATAGGGATACGACTACCACCAGTAAGTTGATCAAACTTTAATGATGGAGTTTTGCGCTCTGGGAATAAGGTTTCTCCAAGCAATGGAGCGTACTCCCGGTTACCAACATAGTTCAACACTTCGTTTTGATTAAATAATTCTAAGATATTAGAACCAAACTTTTGAAGATTCATTTTTAGTTTTTGTGTCATTTTTTATTCCTCCGATTAATTATCTAAATTTAATTTCTTTCAAAGCTTCAATTGCTTCATCTGCTGGTGCAACTGGCAATCGGTCTTTTAATACATATCCTTCCACCACAATTGCAACTGGTTGAGATCCTGTGTCGCTATCAACAACTACATCGTTAAATACAATGCCCACGGCTGTTGCATCATTTGCTGGGTAGACTTCTCCCGCTTTATATGTCTTATCTGCTTGATAAGTGAAATTTTGGTATCTAGCGCTCGCTAGAAAATTAATTTGTTCGACTGTTTTCTTTGGTTTTACAAACATTGTTTGTCCTCCTATTTAGTTTGACCCCACAGAGTTGTTTTACTTTCTGTGCGGCTGTTTGCTTGTTTGGCATATTGACTACCAACAGATTCTTTACCTGTAGCAGCACCGTTCCCGGCAGGATTTTCAGCAGAAGATGCCAAACGCTTATTAACTGCATTTTCTACAGCAGAGCGAAAAGCTTTTTCAATTCCTTCAATAGATTTGTTACAAGATTCAGCATCAGTTAGAACGACTACATCAATGAGTTCTTTGGGCAAATCACGTTCAGCAAGTTGTTCAAGAGATTGAGCACGCAGTTCACGACGAGTGATATCTGCTTCTCGTTGAGCTAAAGCCTCATCTTGTTGTTGTTTTTCAAGTTCAGCCCGCTGGTCTTCGTTAAGCTTTGCTAGTTTCTCACCTTCACTTTTGGCTTCCGCAACTCGTTTATCCGATTCAGTTTGCCATTTTGATTGTGCCGTTTCCAAGGCCTTAGAAATACGTTTATCTACAACTGAATCAAACTCAGATTGATTTGCAAAAGAGATAGGATCTTGCCCCTCATCTCCTTCTCCGGCACCATTTCCCCCTCCTTGAGCGCCTGATCCACCTTCTCCGCCTTCTGCGAATAGTTGCAAATTAAGTTTAAGTAGTTCAATTCCACACATTTTAATGAATTTCATTATTTTTCCTCCTATACCCATGAACATTCTAACTTCAAACAAAAAGACCTCCATCCACGCTTTCGCCCAGACACAAGCCCTATTAATTCGTTATTCCGTTTCGAACCCTCACACGTTAAGTTATTTTTATTCTGCTTCAATTTTTAATGCCCCGAGCAGTAGAGGGCATAAGAAAAACCCGTGAAATCCCAAGGGTTTAAAGTTCATTTGCTATAATTTAATTACTGGCTCATTTGCCTAGTATATATTAGAGAGGAGAGTTAAATGTCTTTTAGAATTACACATATCCGAATGGCAGAAGGATATACTGCACTACCAGAAAAGATAACTCATGTTCGTCTACAAGATGGCAAGGTAGAAACTGTTGAAGAGGTTGTAAAATGGATTGATCATCCTTTTGAATACTACTATTTCACAGAAACCGATGGTTCCAAAGCAATTGTAGAAACAGTTCATCCAGCAGGCCGAGACCCATACATTCGTACTGCAAAAAATGACTCTATTTTGGATAATTTACTAAGCTTGCCTAAATTTTAAAGTTCTTTCCCACTACTTTCTGATAGTGGGACTTTATATTTAAAAGTTACTTCCACTTCTAAGCAATCATTTAACTCTTTATTCGATTGACTCCACTCTTTTATTTGATACTTTTCATCATTTAGTAATTCTAATATTTTTTCTTTATAATCCATTCTGCCCTCCTTTGAGCATAAGAAAAGCGCCTGTCAGTGACAAACGCTTTAATACTTTATAGTATAATTATAAGCTAATCAGACGACTTTTTGTCACGGAAAACTTCCAACAAGTCTTCCATAGTGTCATATTTAACTTCTTTTTTACAGTAATCTATCTTACCCCAATACTTTGCATCTGCGCTTCTTTCCGATGGATGCGGGTAGCACACTATCTTCCTTTTGGGCAAACAGTTTTTTAAATCTTTCTTTAATTGCACCGCTTTGTATCCTAGCAATATCACCGCCTGAAATTCAGAGTTATCAGTAAGAAAACTTTTTATTTCTTCTTTATTATCTTTTTGGTTAGCTAGAATTATACCTTTAGTTTTTAATTCTATCGCTACTTCAACTCCACAATCTCCTTTGGTTGTCCATGATTCAATTTGTTTTTTCGCTTTATCTGTCCCATATATCAAGCAAATAATTCTTCTAAAGGCATCAATATCTTCTGATATCACATTCGGTATGAACGCTGCTATACCAAAGGGATATTCAAAACTTGACATATCCGTAGCCAAGTTTTCCGTAGGATACTTATCATCTCCAATTATTAATATACTCATAATTTCACCTCAATTGATTATACACCTAAATTTCAAAGAAATTCAACATCTGGATGCATAGATTTTAACTTATCCATCCATCCGTTGTAAGTTGTACTTCCTTTAATATCAAATGTTTTACCAGTGATAGGGTCAAGCGCCTTGCGTACTATGTTATTTAGTCGCTCTGAATACATTGAAGCAACTGAACGACACCACGGATGAAAAGGTGGATATGTCCCTTCTGCCCCGTTTACAACTGCTTCAGATACTAGAAAAACTTTATGGTCTTTATGACGACAAATTTGTGATGTTCTCAAGTCCAAAATAGCAATGATTTGATACTTCTCAACACCATTGTTTTGCCACGATTTAAGCTTTGCTTGGTTCGCCATGTAATTCGCTTCAGTACGAATCAAACGCCTAGCAACGTTAATTGAGCGGTCAAATTCACCAGCAATTGCCTTTGCTATCTGAAACTCACTCATTCCAGTTAAAGCTTCAACCGTGAAGAGCTGCTCTAATCTTTTGGCTAAAGCTTCAGTATCTCCCCATAATCTTTTAGAGTAGTTACTTCCTAGCCAGTGGCTATCAAGAATGTTTTCCACAGATTTGGTGGATAGTTCTTTGAACTTATAATCTTTCTTGTTCCAGACTTCTTTAACAATGCCATTCTTTACATCTGCTTGAGCTTCACGAATAATCGTTTCTGCAGTAGTTTCTTTATAAGCTTCATCTATCGTGTCAACATAAAAAGATGTCTGCTTATCAAGCTGAACATCCGCAATTTGTTTTGTTACTAGATAAGACTTTGCTTTTAAATCTTCTGCATGAGTAATTCTTGATTTAAGAGCTAGTCCTGTGAGCCGCTTTTTAGCTTCTCTTTGCAAATCAGGATTGCTGATATCTTTAGCTAATCTCCTAAGCTCAACTAATTTAGAAACAGGAACAGTTTCATTAAGCATTCTTTTTGCTTCATCATCTGTCAGTTCCGTTTGTTGCTTAGTTCGACTAAATAATTTAGCAATCTGTTTTGTTAAATATGATTGAGCTTGTTTGTATGCCTGTGCTACGACTTCCTCAAGCTGTTTAGCACCGTCGTTTACTTTCTTTTCGGCTTTAATCGCTCTTTTTTGCCAGTAGTCAGACATTCTTTTTACTCCTCTACTATTACATGTTTAGGGTATTGTTCAGCTATTGAAACAATTCCATCATGAAGTATCTTAAGGCTTGCTAACTCTTTATCTGTTGGATCAAGTATAAAATATCCTTCATCACGCTCAAAAGTTTTCCCGAATGATAACAATGCATTAGTAACTGTGATATATAAGACAGAAACCCCAGCACATACAATATCATTTCCAATATTTGCAAAGCCTGCATGACCAGTCACTTGATACCAATAAATTTGGTTGTTTTTCTTTTTGAACTTTACTGTAATCATTTATTACTAATACCAAGCATTCGAGTAGCTGCTTGCATAGCATCTGTTTTGTCAAACCCTTGTTTAATCAGCCCATAATAAAGATATTTATACATTTTTGCCAGGTCTTCAAATGCCTCTTTCGTTTCAAGGTCTTTTAATTCATCAAGCTTATAGTCTTTTTGAATTTGTCCAGCCAAAGCTGCACTCATTTTACCAAGCATTTCAATAGTTTTGTCACTAAATTCAAATTCCATTTTATTTACCTTCATCTTTCTGTTTATTATTTCCATCTTTGCTGCCTTCCTCATTATCATCTGGTGGATCATCGAGATTAGAGTGGCTATCTTCTGACTGAATTCCCATAACTTTCTGATTCAACTTAATGTCCTCTTCTTTCTGTTTATTCATCATATCAATAATTTCTTGAGGATTATCAATGTCATCAAGCCATCCTAAACTAACTAATAATGGCATAAATTCTTGGGAATCACGAATCTGTTGAATAATATCAGAACGATTAATTGGTAAATTTGGTTTGAATTTAATAACCGTACCTTCGGAATCTACGTTTTGTCCTTTTACATTCAAGATATTCTGTAAAAGTCTCAATCTCTGGATAATTCCATCTTCCAGATATCCAATTTTAATAGAAAGAACGAGCAAAAGTCCGAACAACTTATATTTCATTGCTTCTCCTGAAATATTTCCCGCGAATTGTTCATCATTTAAATTGGGAACATAGGTTGTCTTGTGAAAATCTCCTAATATTGAATCAGCTAATGTCTGAACTTCTGATTCAGTAAAAGTATTTGAAACAAATTCTGCTGTAGCACCTTCTTCTTTAGAAGGGGCTTGAACAACCATGCTTCCATTAATTTCTGCAGGTTTTTCTTCAGGTAGAGTAAAGCCATATAGAATCATAATTGCTTTTACAAAATTCTTTTTATCCTGAATACGATCAGTCTGCAAAATATTGTAACCATCAATTTGGGATAAATTCTGCTCATAATCCCCCTGTTTCTCCTCATTGTTCCTGAACTCAACTACAGGTACTTCTTGATAAAAGTGCTCTTTAAACTTAGGATTTTGCATTAAATTGGCTTGGCTTAAACGCTTTGTTTTGGATACATAAGTGATTGTCCCTTGACTCGTATAAACGACGATATTCCAAAAGGTTTGATGTTTTAAATCCCGTTTTTTTATTAATCTAACCGCAAATAGTTTAGTTCGTTCAACAGTATCATCAACAACTACAAACATTCCTCTTGGGTCTATCCATGCTATCTTTGGTACCGTTTCAGGAACATTTGTATTTTCAGTTCCCGGTTTTATTGCCAAATAATGTAATTCTAGACCCACTCCCATTGAGGAAAGGCCTTTTTCAAGTTCTTTATCATGTTTTTTAATCCTCATGGTATCCATAGCTTGTGTAATAGGCTCAATATTTTTTCCTTTTGCAGCTGTATATGAGATTGGAGCTCCAACGGTAAAACCTACCATCATATCCGTTACATACTTAGCATTATTTACGAAAACCTCGTCACGCTCGTGCGGTGTAGTCCGAGGAATCTGATTTATTTTATGGGGTTTACCTTCATAATAATCAAAAAGCATTTGTAAGCGAGGGATTTCTTTTGCATGTTCTTCAATACAAAAGTTAATCACATCAAAACTTGGGTTATTAATATCTCCAGCAAATTCTCTGTCAATTGCTATTGCCATATTTCTCCTTTCTTTATTGCATCCAAGATGGACGTTTAGTAATAGTTGCTTGTTTTGACGATCTCATATCTTCACTAAAAGCATACCTTGTAGCATCTACCGTATGGTTATCCTTATCTTCTAACCTTGGTTTAGGATTACCGTCTTTATCCACTTGATAGTCTATGTTTTCAAATTCCCAAGCTATTTTAGGAGTTCTTCGTGGGTCAATACAGATAAAATCTAAATCATCAAGCCATTGTTCGCCATATTCAACACTATCAGGTCCTTTTTTAACACCTTTAATGTGTGGAACGTTGTGTTCGGTCTTAAGTTCAGCTATGCTCTTAGGTTCAGCAGAATCAGCAAATATTGTATCACTAGAATAATTTTTCCTGTGCAACCATTTCGCATATTCTCTATTACTTATTTTTTGACCATAAAGCTCGTCAATTGCATATATTCCATTCTTTTTCTTGTCATATTGCCACCTTACGTGAGCGAGTGGGTCAGTAGCATAACCAAAGTCAACTGCATTACGGATATTATCAAAGTTTGCAACCATATCATCAGTAATTGAACCAGTCACAACTTGTAAATTATCAAATGGTACAACTCCAGAACCAATTGCTTTCCCTAAATATTCCCAATCATAGCGCCTTTCACTTCTAGCTTTAGTTGCTTCAGCTTCTTCTATGAACTCTTTAGAAATAAACGGGTTATCATGATAAGTAGAATGATGAACAAAAGTATTAGCTGGTTGAAATGATGATTCATATTTCTTATTTACCCATGATTGTTTGCGCTTTGGTGGGTTATAGGAATAGAAGAACTTATAAAAAAGACCATCATCTAATTCCCCACGTAAAAGTGAGTTAGTGATTGTCGTTACTTCGTCTTCACTTTTAAACTCTGCTAATTCTTCAATCCAACCAATTGCAAAAGGAAACTTACTATCTTTTAATGACTTAATTCGTTCAGGGTTTTGCGCCCCTCGGAATATCATATAGTTTCCACGTGGAATATAAGTAATTCTCAAGGGTGACTTATTGAACTTAAATAAATGGGTTACGCCTTGCTCTTCAATGGCCCACTTCATTTGCTCATAGATTGACTGCTCTAGCGTATTATCAACATAACGGATACCAACTGCATTAACCGCATATCTCATTAATAATTGAGTAATAATATGTGCAATGTCAGATGATTTACCTGAACCACGACCACCTTTTTCAACAATATTTAAGATATTACTATTTAAAGCAGCTCGCCAAGTAGATGCAAATGTTTTAGGAATGAACTCAGATAGTTTAGCCATCGTCATCACCTAAGTCATCAACGAACACAGGAGTTTCAGTTACCTCTATTTGTTGTTTGTCAGTGAATAAAGCATGGCGTTTACCTAGAAGCTCCGCAGCTTTCAGTCGCTCTTTTTCATCTGGTGGTTTTTCAATAAGTTTTGTTTTACTTAATCCGTCCCCGATAAATTCCGTTTGAACAACTGTAGAAATGGAATTACCACGCATTACCGAAGAGAGGTATTCTATGACTTCCTGAGCATCAGCAGACCTTTCATTATGCATTTTTTCAAGCTGCTCATCTATATACTTTCGAACCTTAGAATTTCTTAGCAATTTGCTAGCATTAACTGCAGCAACTGAATCTTTCTTAACGTTAGGATAAGCAATTTTATAGGCTCTCGTGCCATTTAAGTCTTTCAAATATTCATCTGCAAAAATTCGTTGTTTATCTGTCATTTCATACCTCCCTCCTATCTTATTTGTGAATACAACAATAAAAGGTTGCCCATTGGGCAACCTTTAATAAAATAGCCGGCGTTAACTGACTAATAAATAATTTAAATATTTTTCCATGCATCGGTATTAAGCAATACAATTGAATAGCAAGTCAGGGAGTCGAACCCCGATAGATACCGTGCTTACTACATTACTGTTTTTTAATATTGAAAATCTCCAACAGTACGAATTCCAATATTTTTAAATGAACTCATCTCTGCCTGATTGATATCTACAGTTTTCAAGCTTTGCCCAAGTTTGGCTGCTGAAGTCCCATCTAAACGTGTTAATTGTTCCCCATTGAACAACCAAATTGAGCCGTTCATTTTGGACTTGCCATCAGTTACTTTATATAAAATCATTTCAATTTCTCCTTTTTCTTCTTGTGAATTATTCATTTCTTTTTGAATAACATCAACTGGATTTAGCCAAGAGCCATCATCGATATCCCAACTCGCCAACGCTGTTCTCCAGTTTTTTTGTGTAATTCCTAAATGAAGATGTGTACCTCCATTTAATCGACCAATACGTTGACCTTTTGTTACTTTTTGACCTACTGAGACAAAGATATCACTCATAGATTTCGAGAATTCCTGATACATTACTTGATAAGGTGGAATAGATAGAACGATTACAGAACCAAGACCATCTCCCATCACTCCAGTATAGATCACTTCACCATCAGATACAGCTAAAATATCTGGTCCATAAACTGAGGAATCAAAATCAAATCCATCATGAAAATAACCACGTCCCCTTGGATAAGAGGTATTCCCAAACTGTTGACCATCAACATATATTACGCCAGTGTAGGCTTTCGTAAATGGCCAAGTCCAAGAACTTGTTTTTGTTCCCCCATTTGTATTTGGAGATGAACTGTTATATAAGGCAATTTCTGCTTTGCGTCGACGAGTTAAACCTTCTTCATATTGGGTTCCTTTATTTACATAAAGAATCATTTCTGAACAAATCCAACTATCACTTGCAGTTTTACTCCAATTATAATTAGCAAAAACTCCACCACCTAGGTTATATGCAAATGCTACTAACGCATCAAATTGATTTTGATTGAATGAACGAGTAAAATAATTATTTACTGCATTTTCAAAATCTACCAAATCTGCAGTAAGTTGATTATCTGCTTGGGCTTGTGTCCAGGTTGTAACACCAGCCACCAAGTTAGTTTGACCTACCGGCTCTGCGTGTCCCCAGCCAATAGTAATTTTTCCATCGTCAATATTGTATGCTGTTAATCTGCAGCCTTCAAACTGTTTAATAAGATTTAAACCATTTGTGCCAATTTTCAATGCTAGACCTCCTTTTATATTTCATCAAATAAACTCGTCAGTTTAATTGACTGTAATTCCTAATATACAGCTGTATTAAAACTAGGAATGACTCAAAGTCGGAATCGAACCGACCGCAGTTTTGCTAGTCCAACTTTTGAGTCTTTATGAAGTATATCCAAACCGAATTAATTGATATTTTTTGCTTTTGTCTTTTACTTCATGCTACCATTATCGCATGTAAATCAGGAAATAAACGGGTTAAAAACGGGTCAAAAACGGAATGCGAAATCAGTCTAGAGTATCTCTCCATAGTCCATCCCTTAGAGTTTTTTTGAATCCTGCATATTGTTTCCTAGCAGCATCTTCATCTAAAAATACTCTTTGACCAACCTTGCACCAGGATAAACGATATTTGAATCGAGCGATAACAATTTCTTTTACTTTGGTTCCTTGAATAACATCCATTAGCTCATCAAGTGTTTGTTTTCTGTCTAGCATTTTTTGAAGTTCTTTGTCAGCTTCTTTAATCAAATAGTTGCGCTCTTGTGGTGCAGTGTTTGAACTACTCCCACCACTTCCGATTCTTTCCTCATGTTTCTCACGAGTGATCCAGCGTTCTCTTGAATTAATTTTAACTTGAAGCATTCCAGTCATATAGTCACTTAATAACAAATCTAATCTATCCGCCATTTAAAAGATTCCTCCGTCTGTGGTATAATAGTATTAGATACAATCATGCCGAAGCCCATTGCCGTGGGCTTTTTTGTTATCACTTTTCAGTTCCGTAAACAATAATTGAAATATCCGACCGACGGCCAAAATTATAGAACAGCTCAGCAATAAAAAAATTAGAATATATAAGCTCATCAATATATATTTTAGTGTATCTTCTACCCTTTAGTTCATCATATACATTTTCGAAACTTCTTGCAGATATAACTCTATTTTGCAATTCTTTTGGAAATAGCAAGCGTTTAATTTCATAGTACGGAACTAAGCACAAAGCTAATTCATCTTCCTCCATAAGTTCAATAATTCTAGTAGTCTTTCCACTACCTCTATCTTGATTGTTAAGTTTTAACATCTTTTCCTCCAGTTGAGTTTAGCGAGTTCCTAGCTCAGTATGTGATATAATACGTGTGACCAAACTAATTATTAAAGTTTTTATCTATTATGCTCGAACTTGGTCAACTCGAGCTTTTTTATTATTATTTATTTTTCTTATGGTATAATGTATTAGACCTAAATTTTAAGAATAAAATTTAAACCTAGAACATATAACTCGAACCTGGTCAGTTCGGGTTTTTTTGTTTCAATATACCACCATCTTGATAAAGTGATATAATGTAATTGACCAAAAAATATCAAAAATAATATAATAATTAAATATATTCATATTTCACCCGAATCTGGTCAGTTCGGGCTTTTTTGTTATAGTTAAAGATTTTTTAATAAATCAAATTTTATAGTTATCAATTAATCAGTGGTATAATGAGTGTGACCATTCAATAGTAACTAATAATTTTTACAACAATCGCTCAAGCTAGGTCAGCTTGGGCTTTTTTGCGTTCAATCTTTTCTAAATAAATATAGAATCATAATTAAGATATAAAGAAATTATCTTGTTTCAGCCAATCCCCAATTTCTAGAAATATGTTCAAATATGAGGTAAAAGACTTATAAACAAGTTCCTCTTATTAGTCCTTTAATAATCTTATCTTTCATCTCCACCTCAATCCATATGTTTATCAAGCCATTTCATGATAAATTTCACGATATAGCCACCTATCATTCCACCAATAAAGGCCAGTATTATATTAGCCATCATTCCTCCCATTCGTGAGCTGTAGAACAATATGGGCAATAGAAACCTAAAGGCGCTTCATCCATATTTAAAAGAAATTCGTTTTTGCATTCCAAACACTCAATTAATTCAAATTCAACCATTTATTCTCCCTCCCCGAACACGTTCTCAGACTCGTCAAGGTCTGAGCGGTTGAAATCGTTGTAGTCTTTACCACAGTGCCAACAAAAAGTGCATCCAGCTTCTAATACCCACTTATGCCCGAACAACTTACACATTAGTTTCATTGGTTGTCCTCCTTATCAAAAGGTTTCAGATATCCTTTAAATTCTTCAATCTGACGTTCAATATTTTTAAGAGCATTTTCAAGAGCTACTTCAATATCAACATTGTCTTTAAATGATTCTCTATTCTGCCAGATAAATTCCATCCGTGTTGCTGATTTGTCAATTTGTTTTGCATAGTCAGTAATATAATTAAATTTATACTGTGTATATCCTAATTCTTGTTTCATTCAATCCTCTTCCTGAAAGTCACATCTACCACAATCAAAATAACAATAGTCGATATTTTCATAGTAATCCATTAAATAGCCACATTTAGGACAGTTCTTTTCAAGTCTTGTGTAGTAAAACCAACTCTTACTTCCTATCCAAAATTTCACGATTCTTATATTTTTAATTTGGCGTTTTTTTGTTGCTTGTCTTTGTTTCTTCCAGCTTGATTTCATTGGTTGTCCTCTCATTTTCATACTCTAAAAACTTTCTAAAAATTTCATCGACAAGTTCCTTTGGAATATTTGAACGCTCATTATAATCTTTTGAAAAATGGCCCCATTCTATCTCTTGCTTGATGATTTCATTTTTCAATCCAAGATAGATATTGCTGGCAAACTTTGTAGGTTTTTGCAAAGGATAATTATAATTGTTATACCTGGTCAAGTTCTTATAAGGAAGCTCAAATCCTATAACAGTTTCAATATATTCCCAGATTTTACCACTTGCCGGATTCTCGATGATAAAATACTTTGGATTATAACGTTTGATGATCTCAATCGTATTAAACACACAAAGCTCACCATTTACTCTAGTAATGAATTGCTTATGATATTTCAAATTATTATGGGATTCTTCATAATCTTTCTTACTTCTGATAGTAAAAGGACTGGACTTTTTTTGTGGTTCAAATAAACTATCTGATAAATCTTCTCGTTTCCAACATGCATTACCATTTTTTAATGCACTTGCTACGCTCCAGCTCTCACAAGGTGGACTAGCAATGATTAAATCAGGATGCGGCAACTTATCCAAAGTTTCAAAGAGTTGGTTATTACCAAATAATCTTGAATAATCAGCAAGGTTAAGATTAATAAAGTGACTATTTTTATTTTCAATATCTAAACCAATTGAATAAATTTCTATTTCTTCAATTTCATCGGCTGACCGTTTGTAGCATCCGTTCCCACTATCAAACAGCGCCCAAACAACTTTATTCATTCAATCCCTCCCCACCAGTCACCCACTTTGATGACCAGCGATATTAGTTTGTCGGTCATACGGTTGGTATGATCCTGAATACTGTCATTCTTACACCTCTGTAATTTCAATTTCTATCCGCGGTCTCAAGCTGTAGCGCTTCTTGGCGTAGACATCACTGATTTGGTTGTCATCTGGCCATGCATGTTTATTTAGTGCATCAAGTACAGATTTCTGCAAATTATCAATATCTGGCTTTTTAACCACTGGCATTGTTTCTACTTCAAGTGCTGCTTGATTCTTTTTTATTTTTGATACTGCTATTGGTGGTTCAAGATAAAAGCCCAATTTAACAAATAGTGGTTTTCCTGAAACTTCCTGTTTTAATTTCAGCAATTTCCATTTGAATAAGAGTTGAGCTTTCCAAGCCATGTATTCCTTAGGCATATAAGCTTTTACAAATCCGCCTTTACTGCTAAACCTAGGTCTTGGACTTGCCATTGGCTCCATTGCTATTTCAAACTTCATATTTTCCCTTAAACGATTTTTATTTTTTCGTACTCATCCTCAACACGTTTTCCGTGTTCCATGTGCCAAGGAGAGATGCGTTCTGATACTTCTGCAACACTCAAACCTGTCTTTGATGAAATAAACAACCACGGACTTAATAATATCCCGTTTGCTTTGGCCCATTTAAGCCATTCATCGAGGTGTCCTGGAGTAATTCAGTCACAAACTCTACTAGCAAGTTCAAGATAATACTTTCTGAGGTCATTCATTACGTAACCCCATTTCTCCAACTAGCTTGTACATTTCGTTTTGAGTCATTCCAGTTGTATCGACACCAGCTTTAATTAATCTACCCTCATCGGTCCATTCAGGAGCTTTTTTGACTGGCTTTTGCTGCTGGAATTTATTCTGATTATTTTGAGACTTATTTTGAAAACTAACTTCCTCAGCTTTTGCTTGATCAAGAGTTTTTATTCCTTTGTTATTCCAAGATTTAAGAATACCTTGTGCATATCCGTATTCTCGTTGTCTTTTTACCGCTCGTTTGACAGCTTCAATGATTAACTCAAGACCATAATCTTTTAAATCAGCTTTCAAGTCGTCATAAAGAATTGGTTTTACTATTCCAAAGTTTTCTTGATAAAGTGCAATTAAGTATTGAAAATCAGAATTTGTTGAAGTAGCTGTGCTCGCTTCTACTTCTTTATCTATCTCTTTATCTATCTCTTTCTCTATATCTATCTCTAACTCTAACTCTGTTGGACAGTGGTTGGACAACGGTTGGACAACGTCCAACTTTTCGGTTTTTTCTTTTTTTCTATTCTCTCTTTGGTAACGTGCCCAATTGGTTTCTTGGTCAATCAATGCATGTACTTGTAGCATATTTGCATTTTGCTCATTATCAAATTGAATCAATCCAAATTTAGAGAAGAAAGCTAAAGCCATTTGTACTTGCTCTACATCTTCATCTAGTGATGTAGCAAGTTCTTCGGCTAGATTTTCAAAAGCTCCTTCGTAATATAAATATCCGTTTGTCGCTAAAGATTGTAGCATAAGTCTTTGATACACAATGACCATAGTATCGCTAGTTTTTCTCGCTTTTTTTATGATTATATTCTTATAAAAGTTTTCATCTAGCTTTAACCAAAAATAGATTTTTGTTTTATTTTTTTGTGCCACGAACACTCCTTTCTTCTATATTTATTTCAAGTTTTATTTTTCAAATTAAAGGCTGGGGGATGTTGCGCATTGCCTATCCCCTCGAATTTAAGCATTTGTTACGCACGCTGCACCGGGTTGTTAATTAAAATGGCAGGTCATCATCTGAAATTTCCATTGGATCATTTCCAAAAGAATCGTTATTTTGTGGTTTTGCAGCTGGATTACCAACTCGTTCACCATTTGCTTGATTACTTTTTTCTAGTACTTGGAAATTACTTGCGACAACCTCCGTAACATAAACACGTTGCCCTTGTTGGTTATCATAGTTTCGAGTTTGGATATTCCCAATAACTCCAATTAATTGACCTTTATGAGTCCAATTGGCCAAGTTTTCGGCTGATTTACCCCAGATAACACAATTGATGAAGTCAGCTTCTCTTTCTCCATTAGCATTTTTAAATTGACGATTAACTGCAAGAGTAAATGAAGCAACTGCTTTATTTTGTTGTGTATATCTAAGTTCAGGTTCTTTAGTGATTCGCCCTACTAGAGTGACATTGTTAATCATTTTGTTCTTCCTTTTTTATATCTACGAATTTTTCGATATCATTGTAAGCTTCATCAAGCGGCATTTTTAGCCAATCATTTTGTTCATCAATACTTGCCCCATAGTTTTTCCCAGCAATAATAGCCATTTTGTTAACTACGGCATGAAGCTTTTTCTCATCAAATTCTTTTTTATCTTTACCAACAACATATAATTTAGGTGGAGTTGGTATCTCTTCTTCAGTAAAGTCAGCTTTTGTATTTTGAACCTTTGAATTCTGAGGTAAAGCCCAACTTGGAAGCTGTGGATTATTCCACCAAAAGTTCTTTCCTGCTTTTTTATCAAAAACTTTGTTCCAACCATCAGTCTTTTCAAGTGATGTTTGAGCAAAACTGGTAGGTAAGTCATATAAATATCTACCTACTCCCCATTGGACAGCAGCTCTTTTCATTGAGCCGGATAACCCACCTTTAACTGCTTCAACCTGAGTGTTTTCTGCGCCATCCCATTTGGTAACCCATTCATCTCCAAACTTAACGGATATACCACATAATGTCCCACCATCAGGAGCTGTTTTGAATTCGTTCTTCCATCCGGCAATTCCAAAAACTTCATCAAAACGTTCTTGAACTGCCCGATTATCCATATAAGCAAGTACCATTGCCCATGGTTTTCCTTGTTTAGAAAATCCTGATTGTTGAACTCTCCAAACTACTCGGTCTGGTTGCAAAGGTTTTTGTAAGGCAAGCATTTGTTCTTCATAATCTGCCATAATTTACCTCACGCATCCCATTTAAGAGGTGCTTTCTTATCTTTATAGACAATGGACTGCTCAAGCTCTTGTTCTATTCCATCTCCAAACTTGCTCTTGAGTTTAGTTAAAGTAATTGGCTCTACACAATCCCAACCATGAGCCTTAACTAAGTCATATTTCTGTTTATTAGTCATGGTTAAAACCTTTTGTTGTGCTGTTTTACCATAACTCAAACGATTAAATTGTTGACCTTCATCAAGCCGTTTTTTAACCTCAGTTTCGCCCTTTTTATAAAGGTCAGCTATAATCTTTGCTTGAGCTAAGAATTCTGTAAGTGTGATATTATCCATATCTTTTATAGCTGATGGATTCAAGTCAACCCTTTGTCCATCTCCATCTACTGGTATAAGTTGTAATTCCATAATGTTCTCCGTTTCTGATTTTTGTTGAAATGTGATATAATCTAGGTATAAAATTTTGAAGACACATCACGTCTTAGTCCGCATGCCAGTGCGGGCTTTTTTATTTTGCAATCGTTAAATTCTTGTTTGTCATTTTCTGGCGGGCAATATCATTTTTATGATGCTGCATGTTTTCTGCAAACAGTTCTTTATTTTCTTCTTGCAAATCATTGGAAAATTTAATCCAATCTTGACGACTTTTTTCGCAATTAGAAAGACTTTGTTGAGTTGTTTCCAATTCTTTTTTCATGCGATCATAATCCGCAAGTTTAAATTTTTCTTCTTCTGTTTTAAATCCGAACATTTTTAATGTCCTTTCTTTTTAAATTGATTTAAGTCAATATCAAGTACTTCAGCTATCTTAACGACTATCTCAAAGCTAGGTTTCTTAGATTTACCAAGTTTGATAGCAGATAAAGACTGCGTACTCACTCCTGATAACTTGGAAAGTTTGTATATTGACATGTTTTTTTCTTTAAGTTTTTCTTCAATGATCAACCACAACATCTTGTGTCTCCTTTGAAATGTAAATACTTTTTGGCACAATATCTTGTATCTTTAGTTTGTGTAACAAAATGCATTTTGATATAATGTAGTAGAATGAAATACCGCGGCTAGCTGTTTTTATTCATAATATTTGAGAAAGGAGATTACGATTTGGTAAATTCAATCAAACCTGGCACGGATAATCAAAAACCTGGCCATTATGTCGAAGTAGGTCCTCGTGGTGGTAGTGTACCAAAGGGACATACTGCAACAATCGGAAAAGGCGACCGCCTTCCTCCAACATCTACTAAAGGTAACGGCTGGAAGAAAGTTTAATGTTTTTTAGCGTTTGCGTACAGTTCATTAATAACTGTGCGCTTTTTTGATAGGCAAATGCACCATTTGAAAAAATTGATTTGAATCCAAGATTCAGCATAATCTTTACCGTCTCTTGCGTAGTGAGTTATATAATGTTTAATCATAAATTTCTCTTTTCTAGCGGAGTACCACATTTAATGAATTAACTTTGTGTGTGTAGGTCATGATCGCCTCTTTATAAAATTGAAGTTAGTGTATTTTTATTTTCTGTGAAATAATCAATAAACTTAGGCGCCCTAGACATTCCTCGATACTTCTTGCTCCAAATTGACCATGCTAAGAAGGCAATCAAGTGAGTAAGCCGTCCGTCCACATCAATCACGAAACCATCAGGAGCATTATCAGCAAATTTTTTGATATTACCTTGCGCCCGAAGATAAGCATTAGACTTTTTGTCGATATTCCCTTTTTCATCTAATACTTCTGTCTTATACAGATATTTAGCAATTTCTCCATCTGTCATGAATGGGCCATCTTCAATTTCAACTATCTTAACTTTTCCGATTGTAGTCATTTCTGTTTCCTTTCTAGCTGGCTAAGTCATCTTGTTCTACAAGAGGTAAGTATCCGTGTTTTTTGAGTGTTTCATATAGAAACTTACGCCCTTTTTGTTTCCATGTAGTAGTAATTGAAGTTCTCTCTTGACCTTTGCTATCTACATAGTTTTGAGTTCGACTGCCAATGTAACCTTTACCCATATATCTTGAGTACAGTACCCATTGCTTATTGACTTTTCGTTGAATACGTAACTCGTTTAAAATTCGATTGAATTTCACAGCACTAAATCCATAATCCTGTGCAATCTGAGTGATTAGAATATCATCAGGGCTTTCAAGGATTAAATCAAGGTAAGTTGTTTTTTCAGTGGCTGCAGCAAGTTCGAGATTCAACTGGTTATTTTCTTTCTCAAGTCCAAGTCGTGCTTGCCGTTCCTCTTTTAGCTGTGTAGCAAGGCTAATCAGTGTATCTGGATTAAGCAACACTTCTTCAAGCTTTGCGTCCGTCATATACGCTCCGTGCTTGCGGATTGTTGGGAGAACTTCAACAGCCAGCCAATCTGTGAATTTTTCAGATACAGCATTGTTTGCTTTGAATGCAAGTTTGTAAACCATAGGTTCGCTGATGAAATCTTTTTCGCCAACTTCTTGGCGAAGATATTTCGTAATTGTCGACCACCGAATCGAATGATATCTGCGACCGTTTTTGGTCTCAACTTTTTCAAATCCAAGGGCACGTGCTACATCTTTTACATTGAATAAAATATTTTCTTCCTCGACTTTAACGCCAAGATTGAAGATTCCATTTGTAAAATTTTGTAGTTGATTCATATTTTATGAACTCCTTTCTAACTGGCTTCTTTAGTTTTATACGGTTTAACCGTGTTTTCTGGTAAAAAATTAATACCACTTAGGGGTACTCCGTAGGTATCTTCAATTACCCAAACTTGATCCATGGTTGGAAATCTAATGGCATTTTCCCATTTTGATAGTGTGGACTCAGATACACCTAATTCTTTTGCTGCTTCTTTTTGAGTCCAACGTTTACCCGTTCGTAACTGTAATAATGTATAAGTTGCTGGTGTTTTCTCTGCCATACTGGCTCCTTTCTGTGTATGTATTTTTGTGTTCTCCTTGGTATAATAGTTATAAGCAGATATTTGCGGTATCTGTTTAGTACTATGGAAAGGAGAAAGTGAATTATGAAAAATTTCATATATAAAATAATAGAAACTGACAAAGTTGTTATTACTTTTTTAGACGGCTCTTCTAAAACATTTGAAAAGCCAATTAAAGATGAAATAACAGACAGTGATTCTATCATACTAAGTTCTAGAGATAAAGATTATTTTATCAATCTAAACTCAATTGCTCATGTTACTAAGCATATCACTCCGACAGCGACTGTAAAATCGTTTAGTAAATTATAACTTTATAAAGCTCGGCAATGGCTGCAACCATTGCTGGGTTTTCTTTTGTAGAAGGTAGTCTTAGAACATCCACAATAAAATTACTAATCTCTTGAGAAACGGTTACTTCTTCTTTTTCCATATTGATCCCTTTCCGCCCCTCTGGGGCTTTTTATTTACCAAACTTACTACTTACGCTGAGTTGAATACAACGTGTAACTACATTCACAGAAGCTGCGCAACTGTTTTGTTTGTTCGCTTGTTTGACTTTATGAGTTAATCATAACACGGTTAAACCGTGTTGTCAATAAAAAACTTTCTTATTTTCCGTTTTATTTTGTTTTATTCCGTATTTTCTTGCTTTTTTTATGGTTAAACCGTATAATATAATTATGAAAACTAAAGCCCTAGGAAATAAGCAAATAATGTCCGAGAACATAAAAAGACATTTGGCACAAAAACGGCTAAATGTTAAAGAATTCTCTGAAATCATGGAATTCAAATATACCACTGTTTTAGATTGGGTTAATGCCAAAACTTATCCGCGTATTGATAAAATAGAATTAATGGCCAGATATTTTGGAGTAGAAAAATCTGATTTGGTAGAGGAGTATTCAGAAGTTTCTTCTATTTTATCTGAAATAAATAAGATAAGTGAACAGTTAGATAAACCACGTCAAAAAATTGTGCTTGATACTGCTTCTTCTCAATTGAAAGAGCAGAAAAAAGAAAATGCTAAGGTTGTATCAATTAAAACTGAACAACAAAAGCAAGGTATTGATCTTGCAGATTTAGTAGATGATAGCAAAGTTGATTGGGATAAATGGGTTTCGTTTGATGGTAAGCCATTAACTGATGAAGTTAAGGAAGCCATGAAAAAAGCACTTGGAAAACAATTAGAAGACAAATAAGGAGGTTTCTATGAGCAGACAGGAGCTTTTAGACTACCTCCTTAGGGAAATTGAAAAGAGCGGATTCGAAGTTTTTGACGTGAATTTTTTTCCGGTCCCCGCAGCAGTCAATGTTGGCAACAAGATAATGATTTATAATTCTACCGAAGCATCTCCTTTTGAGATTGCTCATGAATTAATCCATATTCTAAATAAAGATAATCATCGTGGGGATTACTATGACGCAACTAACCCTCAAGAAGTTAGAGCGAATCACGAGGCTATTCTTCTTCTTTGGGAAATATTTGAAGCCAATGGGGGAAGCTACGAATATTTTAATGTCTTTGTGAATACAACAAATGCACCTTTTGAACTTGCTGAGTCAATCGTCAAAAATGAATATTTAGAAATGCATGAAGCTATTACTGAAATTTTTGAAGATGAAATAAAAGTTAGTATCAATAAGCAAGAAATGCATGATTATATTGTAGATTACATTAGTTATTTTGATGTAATTGAAACTGTTAATATTTATCAATTTTTGGATCGTTATCATTTGAGCCACAATTTTTATAGCATGGCAGAAAAAGAATTTCAGCAGTTATTGGGAGCTGGATAATGTGCACCATCACTACACTGGTAGGAGAAAAGTAAATGGCAAGTTTAAAATGTCCAAAGTGTAAATCTAACAATATTCAATTATGGTCTAATGACAATAATTTAAAAACTAAAAAGTCGACTTCTCTAAATCTAAATCCTTTTAAACCATTCACAGTATTTAACCACAAAGAAAAAACAGTCAAGAAGAAATCTAAAGGAAAAATGGCCGCTGCTTTAATGACTGGTGGGGCCTCTCTTTTAGTTACTGGAACTAAAGATAATAAGGGAAGAGAGTTGTACTGCAACAATTGCGGTCATTTATGGAAGTCTAAATAATTGAACTACGAGCAATGTCTTGATTCTCATAAAAAGCTAGGGAACTGTATAAAAGGAGTTTTATGATAGTATTTATTATTTTTGTGCTTATAGTAGTATTCTTAATACATGTTAAAAACAAAAACAAAAAATTAGAAGAATCTTCACAGACCTATAACAATATAATTGATTCTTCAACATATAATGAAATCCCTCACCCCCAAGATAATATAAAAAAAACTACATATTTCTTTAGTTTAAAAGGTACAGATTTTAATGATAGAAATCAAGTCATACAAAAAGTAGTAAAGAATTATGTAAAAGATGGACTAATTTGGGGAAAATATGATGAATTAACCTCAAGAGAAATAAAGGAAATATTTCCTACAGAAGACGACCCTGTTTGGGAAATTTCCTCTTTAGAAACCATAAATGTTATTCTTAAAAGGGAACCTAATAATAGATCTGATAGTAATGCCATTAGTGTCCATCTTACGACAGGTGAATTAATAGGTTATATTGATAAACCAGATATTGAAGTGCTTAATGATATTTCTAACCGTATTCTAACTACCAAAGCCCACATTAAGGGTGGTAAGTTTAAATATGTAGATTTTGATGACTTTGGCGACGAGAAAATTATAACTGGTAATAGAAAATATAGTTTCTCCATTGGTATTACTATTTCAAAAGAATTTTCACCTAATGAAAAATATATGCCAATAGAAAATGACTATTCTTCATCTTCCTTCATAGAGCCAATTAAACCAAAATTACTGACAGAAATTCCAAAATATGTAAAAGCAAGAAAATTTGAAGATCATTATATTGTTATCGATTTTGAAACAACAGGGTTAAATCCTGAATCTAATGAAATTATTCAAATCGGGGCTATTAAATATGAAAATGACATTGAAGTAGAAAGATTTAACGAATACATAAAACCTGTGCGCTCTGAAATATCAAATTTTATAACGAATTTAACAGGAATAAGCAATTTGCAAGTCAAAAATTCTCCAACTTTCAGTGAAAAATACTCTGATTTTCTAGAATTTATTTCAGGATATACATTGGTTGCTCATAATGCTCCCTTTGATATGAGTTTTCTTCTTTTTCAATTAGCTGAAAACACTACTGATATACCTAAATTCAGAGCATTTGATACTCTTCCTCTATCCAAAAGAAAATTGGATTTCCTCAAAGATAGAAAACTAGAAACAATCAAACAGTTTTTAAATATTAAAGCAGAATCACATAATGCTCTAGATGATTGTAAAACTACCGCTGCTTTATATCAATATTTAAGAAAGACAGAATGAGAAAACCTGACCTAAAAAAGATTTAAAGCTAGAACAACTGCAAAATATAAGCGAAAAGTAAAAAAAGCCCTTATTCCTGGATATGGAAAAAAGGGCATGGGTTGGATTAAAAATCCGAAAAAGGCAGCATATAATAAAGTTTATAAGAAAACAACTTTCTCAATTTGGGATTTGTTTAAATAATCAGGAGGAAATACATGGATAGAAACAATAAGGTTGCATTTGAAGGCGAAATTGATTTAGGTGGATATATAATACCCTGCTATGTTTTAGAAGATGGCACTCGTGTAATATCTGGATTTGCAATGCAATCAGCTTTAAAAATTACTGATGGAAATAACCAATCGGGTGGAAATAGGGTTGCCGAAATATTGGGGGCTAAATCGCTAGAACCCTTTATAAATAAGGAAAAATCACTGACAGAATTCGAGCCTTTAATATGCTATAAAGGAGAATTTAAAATAAATGGTTATGAAGCAAGTGCGTTAGCTGATATATGTGAAATATTCTTAGATGCTAGAAAAAATATCACATTGGCATCACGTCAACAAAGAATTGCAGATCAGTGTGAAATATTAATGAGGGGATTCGCTCGAGTAGGAATTTCTGCATTAGTGGATGAAGCAACAGGTTATCAGTATAAAAGAGAAAAAGATGAACTCCAGAAAATTTTAACCGCCTATGTTTCTGATGAGATTTTAAAATGGCAGTTAACATTCACCGATGAGTTCTATCAAGAAATTTTTAGATTGTGGAAAATTCCATATACTAGTAAGTATATAAAAAATAAACCATCTTTCTTTGGAACGCTAACAACGAAATTCATTTATTCGCAAATGCCAGATGGAGTTATTGACAAAATAAAAGAAAAATCATCGCAAAATAAAAAGGGACATTATAAATATAGATGGCACCAATCATTAACTCCAGAAATTGGAAGAGAACAGTTAAAAAAACAAATTCATGAAGTGACTGCTCTAATGTCCATTTGTGATACAAAAGAGCAATTTGAAGCTATATTTGCTCAAAAATATAACGCACCGTTGTCTAATATAACTCCTGAAGATGATCTCGAAAAAGGGTACGAGGAAATATCGCTTTTTGAAGATTATGAAGATTTTAAATAAAAAAATCCACCCTATCTTTGGTCGGACGAGGGTGGATTAAATATCAAATACAGTATAAACGCTTCAAACGAAGGTCTTTTACTGTACTCAATTTTAGCAAGAAAGTGAGTAAAAATCAAATGTGGATAGTCAGCTTAAAAAATGGAAAATATAAATATTGTGAGAGATATATTGACCCATATTCTGAGAAAACAAAGACTGCAAGCGTAACGTTAGAAAAAGATACACCACAGGCTAAAAAACAAGCGATAAAACTCTTATCTGAAAAAATAGAAGATATCACTACTACTGACCCGGCTCAAAAAAATATAACTTTTGGCGAACTTCTCAATGAATGGTTTCCTTACTATCAAGCTAAAAACAAAAGAAAAACTTGGAAACAAGTTGATGGTAATTTAAAAAGGATACATGCGGTAATCTCTGATGATATGCTTATAAAAAATATTGATGGAAAACTGATAACTAAACTTATTGATGAAATGTACACATTTGGGACGTACTCTTATAATTACACTAGTCAAATTCGGGCTTTACTTTCAACAATTTTTAAATTTGCAATCAGTCGAAAATATTTATCAAATAATCCTGTAAAAGATACTGAAATAGCTCTTAAAATAGAGGATAAAAATAAACAGCGTGAAAAGGTGGAGAACAAATATCTTGAACGAGATGAAGCAGAAAAAATAATATCATATTTAGCTAATAAAAAAAGATGTTTGCTGCATTCTAGGATGTCAGAGTTCCTATTGCTCACTGGTTTGCGATATGGAGAGCTTCAAGCTTTAAAGTGGAATAACTATCGTGACGGTTCGATAAGAGTTGAGGGGACGCTTGATAGCTTTATGCGAAGTATTACAGAAGCAGAAAAAACATCTCCTAAGACTTCTACCAGTTTCCGTATCGTTGACTTGCCAGATAGAGCTATAGAAATAATCGAAGAGAGAAAACAGTACGATATAATTCATTTCTCTGCTGAAGATGATGACTATATTTTCTTATCCAGTAGAGGAAATCCATTAGTATTGAACTCATTTAATTTAAAATTAAAAGAAGCTGCAAAAGCGAATCATATTGACAAAGATATTTCATCTCACATTTTTAGACATTCTCATGTTTCACTTCTATCAGAACTCGGTATGCCATTAAAATCTATAATGGAAAGAGTTGGACATTCTGATGCAAAAGTAACTCTTAAAATATATAATCACGTTACAAAAAAAGCAAAGAAAGATATTGTTGATGCACTTAATAATCTATAAAAAAGAACCTGCTATAAAACAGGTTTTTATTTTTTGCTACTTTTTTGCTACTTTTGCCAAATATACGAAACATTAACGCTTGCAAAGCTGGTTATACCAACACTTTATTTTTTAAAGTTATCCATGAGATCCATGAAATCATCAAAAAGATAGCTGGCATCGTGAGGTCCAGGAGCTGCGTCTGGGTGAAATTGGACTGAAAAAGCTGGGAAGTGTTTGTGACGCACTCCTTCAACTGAGTCGTCATTGATTTCAACATGGGTAATCATTAGGTCTTCAGGTAAGTTTTCTGATGAAACGGCATATCCATGATTTTGTGAGGTGAAGTCAATTCGTCCTGTTGCAATTTCACGAACGGCATGGTTAAATCCACGGTGTCCAAATTTCATTTTGTATGTTTTTGCTCCATTTGCAAGACTAAATAATTGATGACCTAAGCAAATACCGAAAATTGGAATTTTACCTTGAATTTCTTTAATCATTTCAATTGCTTCTGGTACATCTGTTGGGTCACCAGGGCCATTAGTCAACATGACACCATCAGGTTCCATTTCCAAAATTTCTTTAGCACTGGTGTTGTATGGGACAACGGTGAGATTACATTCCCGTTTTGAAAGTTCACGTAAGATACTGTGTTTCAAACCAAAGTCAACAACGACAACTTTTCTACCTGTATTTGGTGATGGATAAGCGGTCGTCGTACTACTTGTTTCAACTTGATTTGTTGGTAATACTGTCGCTTGAAGTTGGCTCATTTGATGCTCTACTTCATCTCTTGCTTGTACAAGTGAGGCCTTCATAGTGCCGTGTTCTCGAACAATTTTAGTAATCGCTCGAGTATCCACACCTGTAATTCCAGGAATATTTTTTGCTTTTAAAAATTCATCAAAAGACATTTGCATCCGCCAGTTCGAAGGACGGCGCGCTGCTTCATGAACAACTACGGCTTTACAGGTTGGATGAATTGATTCATAATCATCTCGGTTGACGCCATAATTTCCAACAATTGGATAAGTGAAAGTCAAAATTTGTCCGTTGTATGATTGGTCAGTGATTGATTCTTGATAGCCTGTCATTCCTGTATTAAAGACAAGTTCACCTGTAACATCCAAGTTTGCACCAAGAGATTCTCCCTCAAAAATGGTTCCGTCTTCTAAAATTAAAAGTCTTTTGCTCAT